AGCCTTTATATACTATATATAGACAATCCTAACACTACCCTTGATTATCAGGCAGTTACAAATTAAGGGTCTCATTTCTCTATATATAGTAGTAGAGACAAAAAGAAAGGGACATCATATCCCTTTCTTTGCCAAAGCTTCAGCCACTTTCTTGCCCACCAATAGTTCTATGGCTTCCATTAGTGAATCATTCTGCTTTACTACTTGACTTATAGCATATGCACTATTCTTTGAATTAGACATAGGATACACCATAAGCTTACTACCTTTGCCCACAAAGAAATCATAGATAATAACCCAAGTATTTTCTTGTGTTTCATTTAATAATATTCTTCCCCAAACATAAGCTCTGTTTTGGCTATCAGTATGAACTGTTTGGCCAATGGTAGTAAGAGTTGCTTTTATTCCAACAGGTAATTTCATAATATATAGATTTAAAATTCAAGAGAAGTTATGAGCTGTTTAAAACAAAAATAAAAGGGCCTAAGCCCTTATATTATCTAAAGCTAAAACCTTCAAATATGGTTAAACCATCTTCAGTTTCTCTTAGCCTGCCATGTACCTCACCATGTGCACTGATTTGGTTAAAGTATTTCTTATGCATTACAGCAGTAAGTACTATACCATCACCTGTATCAATAGATACAAGTACATTGTTTCTGTGGCTAATAGCTTTTGCATTACAGTTGTATGCAGTTAATGTAATCAAATTGTTTTCCATGTCAATAAGTTTTAAAATTCAAGAAGAGTAGTGAGCTGTTAAAAATATAAGGGAGTTAGACTCCCCTATACTGACAACTCATTCTGACATATGCTGTGTCAAGCTTCTTACTGTCCACTTGGTCCTTGACATACTTAACTGCACCCAAGACAGCTTTCAGTTCTTCCCAAGTGAGTCTTACTCCCACAAGTTCTTCCTCTGCCAATGTCTTGTATAGTTCAGTGTCCATAGTCTGTACCCACTGAAGTAGCATATTTCTTAGACCTTCATATGCCACTAGTCTACCGCAGTCAGATGCATCTAATGAGTTCTTCTCACTTTCCAAATTGAGACACTTAATGTTATCACTAAGCATATCAATTACTCTTAATAATGTGTTTGTATCCATAATGTATAGTTTTAAATCAAGATGAGTTATGAGCTGTTAAAAAAAATAAAAGAGGACTTTAATAGTCCTCTTCTAGAATTAAACCTACCACATCAGCTCTCTTTGCTTGAGAGATAATGTCTTCTATGGCCTCATTGGTCCACCCACGTAATAGTGAGATGGCTCTATCACTGAGACCTTCTCCAAACTTTAGGATCATAAGACCGTCAAGTTCATCAATAAGGTTTTGTTTTCTGCTATTAGTAGCAGAGCTGATAAAATAAATTGCAAGCATGTGGTATAAATTTATTGGTTCAAGAAAGGTTATGAGCTGTTTAAATAAAAAGATATAACAAGTGTTTCCGTGTTATACTCTGCAAGCAAGAGTATCTCCCAGGAAACATTCCTTATTATATCAATACAGGTTATGAGCTGTTATATATAGAGAAAGATAACCCATTACAGGTTATCTCTATCTAATACAGCTGGTATGCTATCAATAGGACAGAAGTATGTGTGCCTATCTAAGCCTTCAATAATGGCTGATCCATCTGACTTCAGTTCAATGAAGTATTCAGGGTCAACGTGTCTTGTTTGATGCTGTCTTACAGCACCTATTAACAATCCACTTAGTATACCCAAGCCAAATACAAGGGTAACTAATAAAGCAAGTTTCTTTTCTTGGTTCATAAGTAATAGATTAAATATTCAATAAAGGTGATGAGCTGTTTATATAAAATATGTTGGGGTTATTACCACCCCAACATAGATTCAAAATAATAGTCATAGGCTTCAAGAGAAGCATCACATAAAGGATCAAGACCATAATAAGTGCAATAAGCACCATAAGATAAAATATCAGACATAACAATAAGTTTTAAATTCAAGATGAGTAGAGAGCTGTTCAATATACTATACAGAAAGAGGAGCTAATGCTCCTCAGTCCTCAGGTCCCAGAAGTCTGCCCCAAAGTCTCCGTTCTTAAGTGTGTAGAGCCAAGAGTCAAGCTCTTGCTTTGTCAGGTTGTGCAGAGTGTGTTCTGTTGTCTCTTCAGGTTCTTCTGTGTCTCCGCCCCCAAGAGTCTTCTTGTAGTGCAGTGTGTAAAGTGTTTCTTTCAATGTGTTGGTTTTTAAGTTCAAGACAGGTAGTGAGCTGTTACAAAAAATGAGAAGCCCTAGAAGGGCGACTCATCTCTCTCATCATCATAAACCGTAGGCCAATGGTCATCCCACATATCAGACATCATCCGATCGTGGCCCATATTATGTAGACAGGTTCTGCACTCATTCATTAGTAACCAGTCCTGGTCCACGCAGAGCAGAGCACCACCATCATCGTAGACAGGTTGGATCACTAGCTCAGCATGCACAGTCTCTCCACAAGAGCACTTAGGTAAAACTTTTTCCATGGTAAATGTTTTAGGTAAATAATTCAGAATAGGTGGTGAGCTGTTCAGAACACCAGGGGGTACCCCCGCGCGGGCAGAGGGGTGGGGGGTCTGTTGCATATGGGTCACCACATTCTCTTATATAGAGTAAACCCATTTACCACATCCTCCCGTATACTATTTTCTCCCTCCCCGTGTCCAGTTATTAGTCCAATAAACTGGACATACTGGGGGTACATAGACTAAGCAGATTGGCCCGGGGATTATATGCACCTACATATAGTTTAGGCTGATGTGACCATATTGTATGCATTTACATATAGTCCCTTTAAAGGAACATTTCTGTATGTTAATGTCCGTTATATAACACATTATACAGCAATATCACATTCTATGATGGATTTATCCTACATATAATTATCTTTACCCTATGGCATATATAGAACATAATTTTTTTCCGCTGAAGGTATTTGTCAGGAATGAGTACATGTATCAGCACAAGAAGGGTCATGGAGAATTGACCCCGGGGGTTATTATATCAGTAAGGTGTATGCCAGGGCAAGCTGCGTTATTTCAAGTACTCTTAGAGAATGGCGTACTTAGAGATAAGTTACCAAGTCATGCTTTACTACATGAGCCAGAGATGCCAAACCCAGATCTACCTTTTCATTACTTACAGATATGGAACTGTTTCTCTTATAACTTTACTTTACTTCACTTATCGTATTTGTATGATACCAGAGTAGAGGTGTATATGAAGGATCATAAGTTCTACCCGGGTAGTTATTATGGTACCATCAACTGGGGGTCTAATGATCCTAACACAGATTTGTCATTAGCAGAAGATCCACTGGAGCATAAGAGTCACCACATCATTTTACTTGATAATGGACAGATTGCTCTACAACCAAACAACCGGATCAAATGGTCTGAGCCAAGCTTTGTAACTAAACCATTCCCAGAGAAACCTGATTACTTAGTAAACAAAGATTACTACAACTGCGAGGGATTTGAGAAATGGAGTACAGAAGATTCCGATAGGATGTTTTATGATAATGAATAATTTTGTATATTAATAGTATGAAGAAAATAGACATGGGTAAGTTTGTTCTACTAATAGGTAAAGATGCTACTGAGATCTTTGACTATTATGATGTAGATCAAATGCACGGGTTAAACCGTAAAGATGCCCAAGCTGAAGAAGTTGACAAGACTAAAGGCAATGGTGTCTATATATATGGTTGGACTAACTATGATCCCCGGGATAAAAAGCTAAAAGCCAAAGCACCATACAAACCATTTCTATTTCTAAATAAGAAACACTTCAAAGGAGACTTTACTGATATAACACTAGTAAATCATGAGGCTATGCATGTAGCAATACTCTTGAATAACTGGAAGATTATGGATAAAGAAGAAGATGCAATTAGTCAAGCAGAAGAGTATACTAATAAAATAGTTAGACTTCTTAAGTTAGACAAGTTTACAAATTAGTATATTAGTATTATAAATTTATAACAATGGCAAAGATTAAAGAAGGAACAACTAAGTTGGCTAAGGTAAGAGTATCCAGGCCAGGTATTCATGCTAAAGCAAAGACTAGCAAGTTGAAGAAAAGTAAGAATTATAAAAAATCTTACAGAGCACAGGGTAGATAAAATATTTTACTATATTTGTATGTGTTCATAATGTGAATGTTTTAAAGGTTAAAACAATGAAAGCCCAGATTAATACCCTGGGCTTTTTTATTTAAAAATATTTTTTATATTTGTTACATGGTATACATCTATAAGCCAATTATGTGTCAAGTTAAAGCAATCCAGTTCAATGGCCGGAATGCTGATGACATCATAGAACTTATAGGTAAAGGGAATGCTTTTTATAGTAGTAGCAATGGGCTCTGGATATTTTTACCACATGGTCAAAAAAGAGTACACCTTGACGATTATATATTGTTGACTGATGATAATACTATCAAAGTGTATGACCCCATTGACTTTAAAAAAGATTTTGAGTTAGTGCCATGACACAGCATCAAGCTGAGATGTGGAGAAAGCTGACTGCAGAGTCAGAAACTAATCTAGAAGCAAGGATTAAATTTGATAAATATATGGAAGAACAAGTACAAGTAGGTATTCAAGAAGTGAGATTACCAAGTTTTGGAGAACAGTTAGTAGGACTAAATCCTGATATCACACATGAAGATGCTGATGTCCAAAGAGTAAAAGAACTAGCAGCAGAGATAGCAGAGATCTTAAAGCGTAGATATACAATGGATACAAAGCTGCCAGTAAAGAGTTTGTTGTTTGATCATGCAGTAGGTGAGATACTGAATGCTCAAATGGCAGTAGAAAAAGTAATAACACTAAAATAGAAACCAATGCAACCATTTAAATTATTAAGAGGAAGAACAATCTTATTAGATGTTCCAAAGAAAAAAGAATCAGGACTTCAGCTGAGTGCTAAAGATGAAGATGCTATCATGCAAGAAGCAATGAAGATGTGGGGTAAACTAAATGTTTATGCCGTAGGTGATAAAGTAGAAGAAGTTAAAGAGGGAGACAAAGTCTATGTCCGTACAAATGCACTTAACTTAGAAGTAGTTGAACGCATTGATATTGATGGAGAAACTAAACTTGTCCTTAATGAAGGAGATGTTGTTATAGTATGGTAAACTTTAGTAAAGAATCAGAAGAGCGGTATGAAAAAGTCATGTGCTCTAAAGAAGAAATGGCTGTACCAGCAAAGGATATTGAATCTAGAATTATTATTGTTAATGATTCTACTAGGCCTAATCACTACGGTGGTGCTGGTACTACTTATGAAGTATTCAACGTACTAGAAGCCTGGGGTATAGATAAAGATTTCTATCTTGGCAATGTAGTTAAGTATATTGCAAGAGCAGGAAAGAAAAATAAATCCACTGAAAAAGAGGATCTTAAGAAAGCTTTAGTATATTTACAAAGAAGAATAGACTCATTATGATCTGGTTAAAGATATTATTAGCAGCATTTGGGATAGGAACAATATGTTTCTTCTGGATTATAATCAATGCTATGACAAGACCTGTTTACAACAAGATGTATAACATGTATGTTGAAGATGAGAAGGGCCGTGCCATAGCTAATTGGACCATTGGTGCCCTAATACTAGTATCATTTTTATTTGGATATCTGATAGGATAGCTTCTTCTTTAGTTTAGTTTCCCTACCCTGTCACAAAGTCCCTGGTTTTTACCGGGGATTTTTTGTTATATAAAATATTTTTTGTATATTATAATGTATACATTTAACATTTATAGCCGTGGATATTTTAAATTTTATAAGCTGGATCAAAGGTGGTAGACAAGTTTCTACTGTAGATGCATCCAAAACATTAGTTCCTCTTGGATTAAGAGATGCAAAAAGAGATGATGGTTACCTTGCAGGTGCTATCACAGTAGAAGATTTGCTTGCACTTGTAGATACAAGTATTCAAGGAGAATCATATATTGTAGTAAAAGGTGATGGTGCAACTGCTGCCGAAAATGGTGCAGAATTAAAAGCTGCATATGATATTGCTGTTGCATCTACCCCATATGGTAGTGCTAAGTCATCTTCTAATGAGTATACTATTCTTGTAGCTCCAGGTACATATGATATGAGTGCTTATAATGGAGCATATGGTTGGGAAATAGATGCTGATTATGTAAATGTTATCAGCCTTTCTGGAATTGCTGATGTTGTTCTTACAACTTTCTTAGTTAGCAGTAGTTTCTGTACTATTAAAGGTATTGATGCAAGCCCAAATAATGGTCAAATACTTATTGACCCAAGTACTACATCTATTACATTTGATACATGTATTGCTAGTGATTTTTCATTTGGTGCAGGAATAACAATGAATGGACACACATTTAAAAATTGTACTGCAGGAAGCAATTCCTTTGGATCATCTATGGTATTATTTGCACCTATTCCTTTTGTAACACCTCCTCAATCTACACCACAAACAGTTACCATTCAAGCTTGTACTTTTGAAAACTGTGTTGCTGGATCAAATTCATTTGGTGCTGCATTTGTTGATGCAGGAATTATAGATTCAACATTTAATAAGTGCTTGGTATCAACAACGGATCCATCGCTAGCTTCTTCTTTTGGTTATGCAGGTAATTTTGGACCTAGTGGTGGAACTGTTTATATTGCTGGTACAACTTTTACAGATTGTAAGAGTGGTTGGTATAGTTTTGGTTGTCATACAGGTTTTGTAGGTGCCTCAGTTCTTATAGAATCTAATGCTGTATTTACTAATTGTAAAGCTGAAGCACACACATTTGGATACTCTTCAACTGGTAATACTGCAGAAGCACTTGGTTTCTTCAAAAACTGTACTGCTCTAATATTCTCATTTGGATATACTAGAATGACTCGCCAAGGTATGGCAAGTGGTACTTTTGAAAATTGTACTCTTATTAATAATGAAGGTTTTGGTGGTTATGAAGCAAGTGGTTTATTTATAAATTGTAGAGTAGGTTCTCCTACCACTGGTGGTGGTTTTGCATATGCATTTGGTGCTGCTGATCCTGGAGCAGGATATGCAAGTGGAACATTCACTAATTGTGCAGCATATGGATTCTTCAGTTTTGGTAATCAAACAGCTAATGGTATTTTTACAAACTGTATAGCTTCTTTTGCTGCATTTGGTAAATTAGCAGACGGTATATTTAATAACTGTGTTGCTAGTGGTAGCGCATTTGCTTGGGATACAACTGGATTAACAGTAGCTGGTCAGTTCAATCACTGTATAGGTGGTCAAAATTCATTTGGTAATGATGATAATACATTAACTAATTATTTGCTCTCTGGTAGAGCAGCCTTTTGTATTAAAAATTACGGGGATTATTATACATCTTCGGGTGCAC